TAGTGAGTCCTGTCATTGCGGAGCCAAGAAATGACATTGCTAAACCACCTAGTTTCAATTTTTTGAATAAACCTGGCGACTCCTCTGTTTCTACTTTAATAGCAATTTCGGGACCTTCTTCATCATCACCCGCGGCTCTAGCAGCTTCTCTCGCAGCTTCTCTCGCAACTGCAGCAGCATCTTCAGCAGCTTCCACTTGAGCCTCACCGATGTTACGGATTTGGGTAAGCTTGAAGTTTTGCTCTTTCAGTTGTTCCGTTAAAGATTGTAACGTGCTCTCAGAAGCGGGATCAGGTGCGCGCGCCATTTAAATTCTCCTTTTTGCGTTTTGTTCTCTCACTTTTTCATTTTCATCTTTAATCCATTGTTGTAATAACATTACATATATTCCTCTTTCAAATGGAATCATATTATCTAATTCTGTTAAGCTCCATTTATGATGCTGAATCATAGCGAAGTTTGTTTGATAATGATTCGCCAGAGTGTCATGATTCAGCCCTAGCCGAAAAAAGAGTCTAACCCCTCAAGTACTAGGGGAGCTGACTTTTCACATTTCGGACAAGTCCATGTAATTTCATGTGTTAATCTAGGCATACTTTCAAAATACTTACGTATCTTATTAAACTGTTCAGTACTAAGTGATTCAATAAAATCATTTAATTCTTTTTTAGTAGAATCTTTTGCTTTATATATTTCATCTCCATCCCAGATATAATCAATACAATCAATAATCATTTTAAATACATCCTCAGTTCCTAGTGTACCACCTGTCTTGACATATTTTTGTATTGTGTCTATTTGAGGAAAGTTTAATTTTACTCCAATTTCTTCTGTAAGTTCTACTTCAGGGGTTTCCATCTTTGAAGTATCCATTACTATATCACGAATATCGACTGATATTGGTGCAGCGTTGGGACAAACCTCTTCTTCACATTTAATTCTCTCTGGTTTTGCTAAATTAATTTCTATTACATCGCCAACCGATTTTCCTCTAAGTTGAAGAAAAATATATTCAACATCAAATGATGCAAGTTCTTTTAACTTAACTTCTCCTTCTGTACAAGCAGTTATGATATCTTTCATAGCTTTGGTTATAGTGGCTGGACTACCATCTTCCGCTGCTATTAATAATGCCTTTTCTTCTTTTACAAGAAATGGTCGGTATTCAATTTTCTTTCCCGTTGAAGGGATTGTCAATTCATAAGTGGCTGTTTCCAATCTTGGTAATGCCATAATATTCTCCTATAATATAAAATGATTATCTACCTCCACGGCCGCGAAAGGTCGGCCGATGGGGTGTTCGATTTGTTGTTCTACTTCTACCTCTACCACCGTGTTCTTCTCCATGTCGGAGTTCAGTAGATGGTGTACCATTTGAGCCAGTTGCAGTCCACCAGCTATATGCAACATCTACTTCAAAATCTACTAGCTCTGTACTTTCCCATCCTAGTTCTATGGCGCTTATTGTTTTCGGCCAAGCTTCATGTAATGTTACTTGATGTGTGGGGCTTGTTGTGTCTTGTTCTGTTTCATTATAAACTGAAATTTTAACAGTTCCTATAAACTCTCTATAGTAATTCATATTATATGAATTTGTACTTTGTATGTGTGAAATCCAATCATTCCAAAAGCTTCTAGCAGACCAATCATTTGTACCTAAGAAAGAAATTGATATAGGTTCTTCTGTCATTTCATAGGGAACATCTAAACCAAATTTACCACCACTTCTGTAAGTAGTTGTTCCAAAAGTTCTAGCTGGAAATGATACAGTTTTAATAAGGAATTCTATTGATGAGGCCTGAACACTACTAACCAATGTTGTAGGTGCAATAATTTCAACAGTAAATCTATTACTTTTTGCATAACTACCTTTACCGTCCAATTTGGACATAAATTCATCAACTGCAAATGCTGATGTTGCCATTAGAACATTCTCCCGCTATGAGCCCATACTTGTTTTTTGGTTGCTTTCTTAAATCTCTCTACTGGTAGAAAAAGAGCTACTTCCCATTCATCTGCATTAACAAGAACAAATTTAGAATTAACTTTAGAATTAAGATATCTGTGTACTGTTGGTTTTGCTCTTTTAATCTTAGTAAAACCTTTTAACATATTATATGATAATCTTAACTTAGTAGTTTCATCGTACTTCTTATTATTAGCAAACATCTTAAGTTGATCCATTAATATAGCTCTATGTTTCGGAGCAAGATAATGAAAGTTCAATCCAAGAAATCCATCAGGATATCTTTCAATAGGAAAAACTAAAGGAAAGGTATCGTACCAAGGAAGCTCATCTTTCCATTTAGGATTATAAGAATAGAAATACATTTTTCCCAGTACACTTTTAGACACCAAACTTTCTTGTCGAGAAAGGATTTTCTGTGGTGTTTCTTTGGAAAATTGTCCTCTTGTTCTATTAACAATTGAGCGAAACCAGTTACCTGCTGCTCTTGCTTTAGCAGCAACTTGGTCTGTTCTTATTGCATCTTTTAATTTATCCAAATAGGATTCTTCTACTGTAGCCATAATATAACTATTTAGTTGTCAGAGTGTCCTCTGTTATTATTTGCCATTTCCAACCCTTGTGTTCACAAAACTCTTCTGCTGCCTTCCATTTAGCCTCATTAATTCCCCATGCTTTTACTTCTTTAAGGTATCTTCTTCTGTGTTTGGGGTTTGGTTTAGGGGGTTTAGTTTGTTTCTTTGGTTTGATTTCAATTAGAGACTCACCCTGAGCAGTTTTGACCCAAAAATCGGGATAATATCTATGTAATCTACTATCAATAGGGGAACGATAGGGTATAATAACCTCTTCACTTGACCACCGCAAGACTTCAGGCTGTCGATCTAAGTATTTCATGAAGGTTAATTCCCACCCAGACCGATAAATTATTTTTGTATGATCCCCCTTATATTTTTTGTAATTTTGAGGGCGAAATTTTCCTTTGTATGCCATATAAATATATAGATAGTTCAAGAATACCAATCACAAAAGGATGTCCGTAATGAAAATTTACACAGAAGTTATATACCATTGGGATGATGATAAAGGTGAGTTAGTACAAGAATCCTCAAAATTCTACGATTATGATGGGCCATTAACTTTGGCTAATGATTCATCTAGTGGAATTATGGACCCAACCACTTCAGCACAAACATCAGTACAATATATGGAATATCCTTCCAATATTGGTGGAATGGCTAGCCAAACAGATAATTGGATAATGTTTGAAGCTGTAAATTTCAAAAGTCAGAACCCAACTCTTAATATTGCAATGTATATTCCGGGCGGAGCTCTTGGAACATCCTATAAGTCAGATTATGAAACAACTTCATTGGGTGGAATAGGAGCCGGAGCAGATCGGTTCGTGGAAGCAATGCAAAAGCCGGGTGCTGGTTTAGATACCGCAAGCTTGATAAAAGCCGTTGCAGATAGTACGGCGGGAATGGCAAGTGAATCAACAGGAAAAGTAGGGTTGCTTAAAATAGGAGAGAGGGCTAATGTTATCCAAGAAGGAACAAAACAAATAATGGAACGAGCAACCGGTGCTGTACTTAATCCTTTTCTTATTGCCGCATATAAAGGTCCTTCTGATATGAGGACACATGACTTTGATTTTGTGATGTTGCCACAATCTGTAGAAGAATCTAAGGTTTGCGTAAAAATTGTAAGTGCGTTTAAAAAGTCTATGTTACCTTCTCATGCTGGAGGAGATAGTCAAACTGCACCTTCAATGATGTTTGGATATCCCGATACATTTACAATTACCTATTATATTAATGGAACAGCCTTGCCGAATGATGATACAAATCCCATGTTTAATATAGGAAAATCTGTATTGACGGCTTGCGAATTAAATTTTGATACAGAAAATGTACCTCTATTTTTTGATGGTACACAATATCCGGTGTCTATAGCAATGAAACTTTCGTTCATGGAAACAGATGTGATGTATAGAGAAAAAGTAGATCAGGGGTTTTAATAGGAGAGAATAATTATGTCCGAATTTTTTTCACATTATCCACAAATTAATTATGATATTACTGGGACAAAACCAGTAAAAACTAAGACTGCGATTAATATTATGGTTAAGGCAAAAATAAAAAACATTATTCAAAATGATATTGTTAATTATTTTCCTTATTCAATACCAGATTCAGAACGACCTGATATAACCGCATTTAAGATATATGGTGATGTAAAATATACGTGGTTAATATTTTTGATTAATAATATACATGATCCTCTTTTCGATTGGCCATTGAATACTAGAGAATTTGGAAATTATGTTAGAAGTAAATATGGTACACTTGCAATTGCAAAGAATACAATACATCATTATGAACAAATAGTAAGAGCCCGTGTAGAAGCAACGGGGACAAGTGAAGCGTATCCTCTGAAATGTATTGAAGTTGATGAAACAACATATCTTACTCTTGATGATTCATCACGAAGGATTGTATATTATTATGAGTGGGAAGTAGATAGAAATGAAGCTAAACGAGATATTAAGTTAATTGATAGAAGGTATGTTGCAGACATACTCTCTGAACATTCGGAGAAACTTGAGTAATGGCCGGACGAGATGGATTTGGTACAATTCTTGATAGGCGGAAAGCTGGTACAGGTACTGCTACAGAAACCGCCGATCATGGAACTAAAAGCCAATTTTTAAAAAAAGCAGAACAAGGAAAAGTCCCTTCATACCCTGGTGACTTTGAGCTTCAAAAACTTACCCTTACTTCTCCCAATAGAAGGGGGTTTGTTAACCTAAAGGCGGCGTGGTCAGATTTTAATATCTATGAAGATCTTTTTGGAAGTTATCTTAGTGGAAATATACGCATTCAAGATGGTGTAGGATTATTGGAAAGTGTTCCTATTATTGGTGAAGAAACTATACACATTCAAGTAAAGACAAAAGGCCTTGCAAGAGAAAGAAATCAACAAACCCAGCCTGGCCCCTTTGAGGGAAGTCAAAATGAAGGTATAATTAATTTAAAATTTAGGGTAGTTAAAATTTCTAATATTATAAAACAGAATGATCAACTACAATCCTATCAATTATCTTTCGTTTCTGAAGAGGCCATTTTAAATCTAAAACAAAAGGTTAGAAAATCCGCGCTTGATCCAACTTCACTAGAACCACGAAAAATATCTGATGTAGTAAGTTCTCTCTATAGACAATTTTTTAAGAAGGGTAGAATTGCTAAAAAAATCTTTATTGAACCTACTAAAAACCTTACAAATTTAATTATACCAAACCAAGCTCCATTTAAGGCTTTTAATTTCTTGGCATCAAGAGCAGTATCTGCGGGTAAACACGCAGTTGGATCTAGTTTTGTTTTTTATGAATCTATAAGAGGATTCTTTTTTATTTCTATGGAAACCCTTATGGCAGGTGGAGGTACAGGATATAGTACAGAACCAGAAAGTGCTAACTCACCAAATGAACTAGTATATACTGCACCAGAAGATCCTGTTAAAGAAACATACGTAATCCAACCAAAACGATTAGGCGCACAGAAAGATGATGCTAAAAACGTTGCTGTAGAAATGACCGCCGTTGATTCATATTCATTCTCTTCTAATTTTGATGTTCTTCAAAATTTATCAAAAGGTATGTATTCCAACCGATTACTTACACATGATTTGGTTAGAATGAAATATGATACATTAGATTTTAATTTGTTAGAACCGGTTGGGGAACAAACACTTATAAATGAGGCAACAGGTGGTACTGAAATAACAGAGTTTCTAACACTAGCGGCCGATGCTAAAAACTTTACTGATTCTTTTACTCATTTAGGAAAAGGGAAACTAGCTACTGAAAAACAAGATGCATTGGGTTCGCCTGAATCGGTGATAAGTTTTTATCCTACTAATTTTGCACATGATGTTCGATTTAAAGAAGATATAGGATCACAAGGAGTAAGAGGACAAGTAAAATCCAATTTAAACATTATTCCTAGTAGAGTAGAACAATGGATGCAATCACGATTAGTACAAGGTCAACAAGCTACTAATATTAAATTAAATATTAGAGCGCCGGGATTATCTACTAGAGCGGTAGGAGATTTAATTGAATTTAAATTACCCACACAGTATATTGAAGATAGAGATGGAAAGACACAATCACAACATCATGCGTATTTAAGTGGTTATTATTTAATTACTAAATTACGACACCATTTTACTAAAGAAAAATATGAGATAGAATTTGAGGCAATTAAAGATTCACTAAAAGTTCCACCTGGAAGTGATAGATCAACACCAGAAGCCGATGAAACATCAAATATTAATAGACCACCAGCAACGGTAAATCCAGAAACAGGCAGAACAGGCCCAAGATAAAAATAGGATAATACTATGGCATACTTTATGGGAAAAGAGGGATTTGTTTGGTGGCAAGGAGTTGTCGAAGACCGCCATGATCCTCTTTATCTTGGAAGATGTAAGATTAGAGTTTTGGGGTGGCATTCAGAAAACAAGAATGACATGCCTACTATTTCCCTTCCGTGGGCATATCCAGTTGCGCCTATTACTTCAGCAAGTCAGACAGGAGTAGGTACATCTCCATTAGGTCCAGTAGAAGGAACATGGGTTGTTGGATTTTATCGTGATGGTGAGGCAGGACAAGAGCCAATGTTCTTTGGAACACTTGGTGGTATTCCAGAATTAGATGCAAAGGGAGTTAATAATGATGGTACAGCAGTAGGTGGTCAGGGGTTTCTCGATCCAAGATTAGATAGAGGTGATATAGAGCCCGGAGCTGATGTGGGGCATCCAGAGTTTAAAGATGAAATAGGACCAAGAACTTTACAATATAATCCCGCTTCTGATATGGTGCCCAGAGAACCTGCAAGTATTATTCATAATGCTAATCCTGATCCTACTGAAGATGTACAGACAGTTAAAATTTCGGCTAATACTACCCTTACAGAAAAAACCGAAGTAAGGTCTTTGATTGGTCGAACTGGAACGAAATCACCAACTCCACCATTTACTGTTAAAGTTGTAGAACAACCAATTAGATCAACATACCCTGATACAGGGCTTGCAGATTCAACTATATCAACAACTAGGAATTTAGATTATTTAAAAGAACCAACTACAAATAGATTAGCGAGGGGAATTCGTGGAAATACTGATAAGAGTGATCCAAGAATTTCAGGAATTGTTTTTGAAAAAATGCAAAACCGAAAAGTCGGTCAAATGGAAATTCCTACATCAGATGGTAAAGCTTGGTCTGAACCTAAAGTTCCCTGGGCAGCTGTCTATCCTTACAATCATGTACACCAAACTGAAAGTGGTCATGTTATTGAAATGGATGATACTCCCAATGAGGAAAGATTACATTGGTATCATCGAACAGGTACTTTTACTGAAATTCATCCAGTAGGTATTAAAGTTGATAAGATTGTAAACAATTATTATAATATTATTTTAGGAGCAAAATATACACACATTGAAGCGGGTGACTATACGACTGTTGATGGTTCACAAGAAAATTATATTCTTGGTAATAGAGTAGACAAGATTGACGGTGATTATTCTGTTGCTATAAAAAGAGGGCGATTTAATGTTAATAATCCAAAGGGAGCAATTAATTTAGAATCCTCCAAGATGACAATGAGTGCATCAGAGTCACTTACGTTAAGTGCTAACAATGTAATAATTCAAAATAAATCAGCTGATACTAGTACAATAGGAGATGATAAAAAGAAAGTAGGTGGTAAATATTCTGTACACTCTGGAGCATATAGTTTAAATGCTCAAGGTTCTCTAGGATTACAATCCGGTGGGGGGATGACTCTTAATATTACTGATTCAGTAAATGAATCTATATTTGGGGTGTTACCATCAATGACTTTGGGTTATGCTAAAAAGACAACCGCCACTCTAGGTAAAATTGGAATGGAATGTACAGACAATCTTTTGTCTGGTGCAGTTGAAATGAATTTAGGCCTTGCCGGAGCGGGAGCTTCTGTAGCAGTAAAACCTATTGGAGATATAGAATTAAATTCTAATTTGGGAACTACAGGTATTAAAGGAACCGCATTATTGGGAAATATAGATTTTTCTAGTATAGCAGGAAATGCTCAAATGAGTAGTTTATTATCGACACTTAAATTAGAGGCATCAGGCGCAGCTTCTATGCAAGGATTATTAGGTGAGGTAACAGTAAGTTCTACGGGTAAAGTAAAAGTTAAAGGATTAATTGCATCATTGGCAGAAATATTAAATGAACTAATAGATATTGTGGTAGAACATACACATCCAACCGGAACCGGTCCGTCAGGTCCACCAATGCCTCCGGCTTCTGTTAAGTTACCACTACTTCAATCTTTAAAAATAGGACAAAGTTTAGAATAATGGCACTAGTTAAAGCAACAATGTTCGGCGAATTATTAGGAGTATTTTCAGTTCATCAAGCTGATCCGTTGACCCCAGGAAAAAAGATTGCAAAAGCATTTAAAAATTATTTACTGATGGGACAAAACGCAGGAGGATTTACTACATCAAATGTAGTAGATATTCCCACCGGAATGACAATCGGACAAGTTTTTTTATCACAATTACCATCAGGCGCGGCGATAGGATCTCAGATAGCAACGGCATTAACATCTATGGCAGCAACATATATGTCTATGAATCAAATCGGTCCACCGGCTGTAACACCTTCTCATACAGGGCCGTTAATAAAATTATTTTCTTCTCCACAGGCATCGGGGATGAGTTTTTCAAAAGAGTTGGCAGGCATATTAGATGATTGGACAAAAACGTGGGTAGTAAGTGGATTGATCCCAGGATCACCACCAATACCATTTTCAGGACCTTTATCGTAGGATTACAATGGCAGGAGCAATTGACAAGAAAATAATCGAAATAAAGGATGAATTGGATAACAGTCCTCGCACTCACTTGTCTGCGAGAACAGGAATTCTTGATTCTGTTACACTACTAAGAGAATTTTCTCAAACACGATTAAATGCTCTATGTGAAGCCTTTACAGGAGGAAAAAATGAATCAGGGGTTTCTACAAATATGTCTCTTCACACCGTATGTCAATCATTGGCTGCACAGAGATTAATTTGTTGTGGAGCAGGTTCTATAAAAGGTAATGCAACAGGTATTAAAAAATTTAATTTACCAGCTTATGAAACAGTAAATGGTGCACTCAGTCTTACAGAACCAAACACTTCTTTTATGGGAATCAATGCTACTGATATTAGTGAAACATATACTATTAATTTAACTACTTTAGCAGGAACACAGACACAGGGTGAGAATACATTTAGTACTGATGTACGAGATTATTATTTAGCTAGATCAAGGGTGACAGGAGAACTAATAGAAATTAGTGATGATATTACTCCATACTCTACACCAGATCAAGATACTCCTTTTGGTAATGCTGTTGCTTGGGGAGATGATGTAGGAAGTGAAGCGGGAACATGGAATGCTGACTTTGCTAAAGTGAACATTGCTAGTACAGCACTACAAAGTGAGGGATTATATAATGAATTAGATACTATGACATTACAAGACCATTTGACACAAGGTAGTAATTCTCAATATACTACAGTAGGTGCAGCATTCGGCCAAAAGTTTTATTTAAAAAGACATGCAGACCATGTGAACACATTCACTATCACGGGTACAACTACAGTAGGTAGTATAGAGGTAACAGAAATATCAGAGACAGATCTTACTAAAATTAAATATGGAGATGTGATTAGTGGAACAGGGATCCCAGATGATAACGTAACCATTGCAGCAGTACGTACTGCAGACAGTAAAATCAGACTTAGTAATTCGGGAATTGCAACAACAGATGGAACAATTACTCTTACTGTGAATAGTGTTCCATTTGGATATCAAAAAAATGATATCTTTTGTCAGATAGAAGTAGTCGGAGAAGGATTAGTTATAAATCAAAATTGGAGGCCAGTTGGAGATGATGCTGGTGATTATAGTACGGCAGATGATTCTCCACACAAATTATTAAATGCAAATACTTCTCAATTTGTAGGCCTACTTGGTTTCTTTGATCCAGATAATGGAAGTGCTAATGCAACGAATGATTTGACAAAAGGAGCAAGGGGTGATTGGGTATCTGAAGGAAAAGAATACAATGAAACCTCATATCCTTATGTAGAAAACAATCCATTTTTTCCAGCAATAGGAGGAACACATAAAGCGTATGAAGTAGACAATAGTGAAATTGTAGGAATACAACCTACTGGATTAGGTGAAGATGATATTCCTTCTGGAAGATATGTGAGATGGGATGTAAAAAGAGCTGATGAAGATGGTGCTTTGCCAGAACACAGATATATTATCGATAGTGCTGAAAAATTCTATTATGAACCTCAAGCTAATGGAGCACTTGCAACGATAGGATCGGCCACAAGTATTGCAAGTCATTCTATGCCAAATGATGATGAGCCACGGGCATCATTTCCAAGAACAGGTTTGGGAAGTGTGGTAACATTAGTACGACAAGATCAAACATTAGCGGCAAGTACAAATGGATCTCAATCGATAGTTCCAGTGGATCAAGCAATGTATAATCCAACGCCTAATTCTACTACAGGAAGTGTACCATCAACTCAAACTGCATATAATTATAGAGTGAGTAGTGGTGTAATTAAGCGGGGAGGATATTCAACAACTTATTCAGGCCCTACACATAATTCTACTGGTGGAACTACAAACCCAACAGCGGGTTTTAATTCTTCAGGGAGGTCTGCAATATCTCCAACAGATTATGTTATTGTATCTAATTATGCAGCAAGAAAATTGACAACCGATGGAAGTACGACTAATGCAGATGTTGCATTTATAACAGGTGTAATAGATGAATTACAGGGGACTACAGCAGGTGGAGCGAAATTTCGTGATCCAATCATGGAAGGAGTATCTACTAAACACATGACTTCTGCTTCAGCGAATGATGCAAGTTTTGATACTTATATTTGTGCTACTACTGGAACGAATGCAGTCGATACTGCATTGGCAGACATAAAATCATCATTAACTGCTTTTTATAGTGCGGCTGAAATGTCTAGCCGTAGTGTAACATTTGCAGGTAGCGATACAGCGTGGGGAGATTTAACTGCTCAGGATGATGGAACACAACAAGATTTTGATAATTTTAGTGGTCAAAACGGGCATGCAAAATGGGTAACATTTTCTACCACAGTTGGTACTCTACAAACCAATCTTGATAATAGAATTGCGGAAATAGATGCACGTATTGGTAAACCAACTCGCTCTGGATCTCCATCAACTTCAAGGGGAACACCGCCAGCAGTTTATGTGTCAGCTGTTCCAACCGCAAATAGTACAGGAGGTTACGCTCCTTATGGTAGAGCGATTTACGATAGTTGCAATTATTTACTAGGAAAAGATCTTAAATTAATGACAGATTTAATACAAAGTATTCAGAGTTTAGGTCAACTAGTAGAGTTAGTAAAAAAGGCTAGAAACAAATATGAAATTTATAATGGTAGAGGTAAGGAGTACTAATGGCAGAAGAATCTAGATGGAAAGAAGCAGAACTAAGAAGAGATGATATTAAGAAGTTGTTAGAAAATACTAAAAAACTTGCTGAAATGTATTCAGATCTTCTCGCCGTAAAACGAACCGGTTGGGAAAATGTTTTAAAGTCGAAGATCAAGAGAGAAGAAAAGGAAAAACAGAATGGCTGAGTTTAGTGCATTATTAACAGCAAAAGCTGAATGGAAACCCCATCAAATTGCGAAGGCGGGAGATATATCTGCGTTGGCGCAGGGCGCCTCAAATCTTGCTGAAACTGTGAAGTCCACTCTGAAGCTTGCAAGTGCTGGAATGGAAGTGGTTAAACTTATGGCCCAGTTACAAAATATTAACCCACTCTTGATGGCATTGGATGCATTGGCAGATGAAGTTATTAAACAGATTCAGGATTTAAAAGAAGCGGGGTATTACTATTTGTATGTCGATCCATATTTTGATAAAAATGTATCTCCAACACAAAAATTTGATTATGGGTTTGAACAATTAAGAGATGAAGGTGGAATACGAATATGGCAATGGAAAGATGAAAATGGAAATTATGTAGATAAGACGGGACTGCCTACAACAGCACAGTTAACCGCAGGAGATGTTAAACCAAAATTAGCCCAGCCAAGAAAATTAATTCCTGCAGGATATAATGATTTTGATCCAATACCAGATCCCCTTGAAAATGCAAGTAAATTTCCTACATTTACAGTAGAAGAAGTAATTGCTGAATTTACAAAAGCATTTGATGATGAGGGGGATGTTCCTAGATATAAGTTGGTGGGGAAAATTTCTGGTGCACCAGCTGCAGGCTCTACAGTTTATGATATTGATGGTAATTCTTATACTGGATGGAATCCACAGAAAGATTTTGGATTAGAATTATTTGATTTGGGTAAGGAGAGTGAAGATGGTAAAATAATTAAAGATTATATAGCCTCAAGAAAGGCACTCAATTCTAAAGTTACACCAGGTAAACCTAATATTTTAGGGAATACAGAATTTGATGGTGGGTGTGGAGCAATAGCTATTATTATTGGAGCTCCAGATTTCACTACGTTTCGTGATGTTTTTAATAAGTTCTCTCAAATGTTTTCTGATATTCCTGAATTTGCAGCAACTACTGGTCAAAATTTATTAGATTCATTAACAGAGATTATTACTCCAAATGATGTAACACTTAAATTGACTCAGGTTGATACCAAGTATAAATTATTTGCTGCAGAAGATATCATAGGGGGGAAGAGATATGGAAGCCTTGGAAAAGTAAGGTCTGTTAACTCTGCCGCTACTATTGCAACAACTATGACAGGAACGAAAGAAGTTAGAGTGGTTGATGATGTGGGTGATCCAATTTTTCTGAGTCCAGGAGTTCCGGCTACACAGAAAGCAGATTTTGATATGAATCCAGATGAAAGATGGGTGAACATGGAGATAGAAGTATCTCCAATCAGAGGTATTGATGGATATAATCCGTGGATTCCTGGCGATACTGTTTTGGAAATGGAAAAAAGAGGATCTTATGGTGTAGCAACAGAAAATTTTGAAAATTATGTTATGGTCGGTCAAGGTAGTACAGAATCACCACATGGGAGTAGAATATATCCAAAGGTTGGAAAAGTTGCAATGGAAAAATTGATGATACTTCCAGATTCCACTCCACCTGATTTTGATGGAATTCAAATCAAAGATGTTGTTCCTGGCTGGGGTGAATTTTTTCAAACATTAGAGAATTTTGTTAAACAACTAAAAGGAATGATTTCGGATTCTTCCGTTTTTATTCAAGATATGATTGACATGCTTGCAGAGATTGAAGCATTTTTACAATATCTGATTGACCTTATTGATGAGTTTTTGGGATTCTTCCGAATAACGTTGCCCTCTCAAGGTGTGTACGCCCTTTACATTCCAAATCAAAGCGGGGGTAATGAGGGGATAAAGTCAGAATTACAGAATGCAACAGGAATTCCAAATCATGGATACGCAGCAGGAATATTATTTGTTGGTACAGAAGGAGATAAACTTATTGCGGGAGGGGGTAGTAAAAACCCAATAGATTTATTAGCACTTGTATTAGGTCTTCTTGGTAGTGATGATTCTCAAACACCTGAAGAATTGGCTAAAGCTGAAGCTGCAGCCCAAGCCGTGAAGGAAGGAATTGCAAGTGCACTAGACAAAGGAAGTGATGATGCAGAAAAATGGAAAGATAAGAGCCCGGCAGAGAAGCTAGGAACACTATTATTTTAATTTAACTAAATATTAAGAGCAAGATATGGCTACTACATACGGAAAAGATTACGTTGATTTTGACATGGATTTTACAAAACATCCATCTCATGGAGATTTGTCTACTGTCAAAAAATCAACAGCTATTAGTAGGTCTATACGAAACCTATTAAGTACGCAAGCAAATGAAAGATTATTTCAACCAAATATGGATAGTGGTATTGGAATTCTTTTATTTGAAAACTTTAGTAAGCTTACTTCAGCTAGACTAGAAAAAGCAATTAGATATACTATAGAAAAATATGAGCCTAGAGCAAGAATAGCGAACGTAACCGTAAATGCCAGAGAAGAAGAAAATGCGTATGAGGTAATTATAGTTTATTTACCAGACAACGATATACAAGAAACAAACTTAGAAGTCTATTTGGAGAGGACATAGATACACATGGCAAGCTCAGATGGTAAACTCAATATATCAGAATTAGACTTCACAAAAATTAAAGAAAATCTTTCAGGATTTTTAACAAGTCAATCTGAATTCGTAGGATATAATTTTTCGGGATCTTCTTTTGATGTTCTCCTGGATATAATGGCATATAATACTCATTACAATTCATATTATGCAAATATGGTTGCTAATGAGATGTTTCTAGATTCCGCTTCTCTTAGAAATTCTGTTGTATCAAGAGCTAAACATCTTGGTTATAGACCCCGTTCAGCACAGGGATCAAAGGCTGCGGTAACTCTTACTATTACTCCAACCGATTCTCCGTCCTCTATAAACATTCCTAAAAATACACAGTTTCAAGGAGAAGTGGGAGGTGTATCATTTATTTGGTGTAGTTCTAATTCTCACTCAGTAAACATCAATGCTAATAATGTTTATACGGTTGCCGGTGTAGATCTTACACAGGGAATTCCTTCAACATTTAGATATACTGCAAATACAGGAGATTCAGATCAAAGATATCTTCTTCCTAATGCAAATACAGATATAACTACTTTAGCAGTTTCAGTCCAAAATTCAGCTGTTGATACCGAAACAGTAGTATATACTGAAGCTACTGATATCACTACTGTAAACTCCATTTCAACAGTTTATTTTGTAGATGAAGTAGAAGATGGAAAATATGAAGTTCAATTTGGTGATGGAATATTAGGGAAAACATTAGCAAATGGAAATATTGTTATATTGTCAAGTTTAATATGTGAAGCTGATGTGACTAATGGAGCTAAAGCATTTTCTGTTGTATCTGATGTTGGTGGATATTCTAATGTAAAAATAGAAACCACATCTACCGCTTCAGGTGGAGCAGGTTCTGCAGACATTGATGAGATTAAATTCAATGCACCCAAAAATTTTGATGCACAAAATCGATGTGTTACAATTCATGATTATGTGGCTTTAGTTAAAAGAGATTATGGTGATGCACAGGCAGTTGTTGCTTGGGGTGGAGAAGATGCAGATCCTCCAGCCTATGGAAAAGTTTATGTCGCAATTAAACCAACATCTGGAACAGTTCTTTCACAATCTTCTAAAAAGTATGTTCAAGATGAAATATTGAAAAAAAGAAATATTGTTGGAATTACTCCAGAAGTTGTAGATCCAGATTATATGTATTTAAGAGTTAATAGTACTGTCAAATATGATTCTGGGACAACTACAAATAGTGCTTCACAACTTAAAGCAACAGTAACCACAGCTGTTACAGATTTTGGAGAAACCAATTTAAAAACTTTTGACAAATCATTTAGATATTCGAAGTTAATTCAGGCTATAGATGCCGCAGAGATTTCTGTTAAAAGTAATCAAACATCCCTTCAACTAAAAAGATATCTTTATCCACTATTGGGATCAAGTGAAGCCTATGTCTTACCATTTTCTAATCAAGTCTTTCATCCATCTAACAATTTTTGGGGCTCTGTTACTAGTGGTGAATTCTCGTATAGAGATTCTGCAAATACATTATGGGACAGCTGTAGACTACAAGATGCTAATGGAGTTGTTGAAGTATATAGAACTTCAGGAGAAGATCGAATTATTGTTAATAATAATGTAGGAACAATAACTTATCTTACTGGAAAAATGGAACTTTCGAGTTTTGAGCCAATTATTATAAATTCTGAGACTACTGGAAATACCACACCGCTTGAGGTTTTTATTACACCTGCTTCATCAGATGTTAATCCTCTCAGAGAACAAATTATATTAATCGAATCAGACGATGTTACTATTACAATGTTGGATGATGCTGGAACAGGTACTTATGTAGAAGGTACTCTATCAACTACTGATGGTACAACTCTCTCAACCGGATATTAAACGTGCCCGAAATCAAAGATAAAAAAGATGTATCTGTTTTATTAGAAACTCAATTACCAGAGTTTATCAGCGACAAACATCCTAAATTCAAAAAATTCATAGAAAAATACTATGAATTTATGGAATCCCACCAACTTTATTTTGGTTCTACATTTAGATTTGATGAAGATAAGATAGTAAATGAATCAGATGGTACAAGCTATATTTTACGAGAAGAAGGTGAAGCCTGTGGAATACAATTAGAATCAGAACGTGACACAGCCGGTAATGCAAATCTCATGTTCACACTTGGAGAAACCCTTACGGGTGAGACAAGTGGATCAACCGCAGTTGTTACTGGTACAAAAGGTAATACTATTGCCTTTATAAAATCTACCAGTAGAGCCATGTTTGATTATGGAGAAAAGGTTACAGGTAGTATATCCCGCTCGTATGGTACTTTAGCAAATGGTATTGTAGATGGAACCTTCCCAGAAGGATCAGTAGAATCCTATCGTTCAAGAGCTCCCGCCGCCGCAATAAGAGAATTAGAGCAATCACAAGATATTGATACTACATGTAGTGGTCTTATTGATGATGCATGGAAAAAAGAATTTTATACAAATGTTCCAAAGACAACGCAAGCTGATAGACGACAACTTCTTAAAAGAATGATTCAAGTTTATCGATCAAAGGGTAACGAAGCTTCTTTTGGTTGGTTATTTAGAACTATCTTTGACAAAGAAGATATAGAATTTTATTATCCCAAAACAGACATGTTAAAAATGTCTGATGGAAGATGGGCACTTGATAAGTCAATTAAAATTGTAACATCCGGCGCGAATAATATTACTTTATTTACTGGCAGAAAAATCACAGGACAACTTTCTAAGTGTACAGCAATTGTCGAAAGTCAACTTACTGAATTTGCCGGAGCTCTTGAAGTTACTGAATTAACCCTATCGGATGTTGTTCAGGGTGTAGTTGATGATGAATTATTTTTCTTTAAACCTAATGAACTTATTACCTCTGAAACTGATATAGATGGATTGTATGCAGAAGCAGTCACATCGGGGATTTTACAAACTGTTACTGTAGATGTTGGTGGAACCAATTATATTGTTGGTGATGAAATTCATGTTACTGGTGGTGGAGGCCAAGGCGCCCGCGCAAGAGTAGCATCGATTTTAGATTCTGTTGTTGAAGGTATTAATGTTATAGATTCTGGAGATGGATATGCCGTAGGAGATGTGATTGATTTTATTAATGATGGAACCGGTGGAAGCGGTGCTGCAGGACAAATTCAAACAATTATTTCTACAGGCGCAATATTAAGAAATACAGATCTTATATCTGCCTTTGCTTCAAAACTATTGTCATCCGCCGATTATGTAAATACATTTTCTGAACATAATGCTAACACTCATTTGTATGGTAATTCTTCTCTAATATTTTCTGCAGGAATTAAATCTGTTTCTGCCAAACTTTATAATAGTCAAGGTGCTTATGATGCTACACAACATATCCTTGCCGGAGATAGAATTGCGAAACAAGTAAGTGTAAACACATCAGGTGTAACCCTTACACAATCAGTAAAAACTGTTACTCTTTCTACAGGCCTCTCTGAGAATGAAAAAATAGATATTGTTGGTGGTAAGCTTACTTATGCAAATGCTAATACTACTCTTATTACTGGATTTTCTGCTAATAATGTCTTACTGGTTAGGGATGAACATACAATTGGAGCAGGTCAAACCTTCAGCGTTGATTATGCAAGTAATACTTATTGGGGTACAGTTATTAGTGCCAATACTACCGCATTTTTATATTCTGTTGGTTCTTATTATCGAGATTCAGATATAGACGCCTTGACTGTACAGAATTTTGTTAATGATGATAATATCATAGTATATGATTCTAAATTTACTAAGTTGGGGGCCGCGGCTGACGCGTCAAGGGATGATTCACATAATATGCATAACGGTGTTACCTTTCAAGTTGGTAATACTCCTGCCGCTGTAACAACTAATACCTTTACTATGGTCGATGCTCATGGAGCATTGCCTGATTTAGAGTTAGTTTGTAATGGTGCTCTTAATATGACTTCAGTTAATGTTGGAGCAATCGATGCATTTGTTCTAACATCAGGTGGTGGAAAATATGAAACATCACCCCCTGTTTCTGTTGCTAATAGTTATACTCCAACTTTAGGAAATGCATTGGATGTAACAGGTGCACCTAATGCCTTACTTAATTTAAATTTACATTCATTTACTTCAGGAACAATTGAACAAGATGGTAATGTAGTTACCTTAACTAGTGATGACTCTATAGTATTTCCGGACGCTAATTCTGGAGTACTTACACTTACATACGCAAATGGAGCAACAGATGAAATAACTGAAGTTACTAATTCTAGTGTTATTAGAGTAACTTCAGAGAAACTTTTTGGGGTTGGTACAGGAGATAATCCCGATAAAGAAACCTTTTCTCTTTCTTATATGGCTCTTGCGAATAATATCGCACCCAATAGTTTACTCTATAATGATGATTATTCCGCCAGAGGAAGAGTTCTTGATTTTATAGACAATCCTACTTTACCCACACAAAATCCATATATTGCTAATGGTAATACGACCATTAGAGTGGATATGTTAACCACTCAAGATTTTGGTGGTGTTATAGAACACATATTATTAGAAGGAAAAGATTTTCATAAGGATGTTTATAGCCATCAAAAACTTTTACTTGAACATCCAACAATTGGATCGCAACACGGTGGGGGAGGAATATTTTTAACAGAAGATTGTGTTGAATTTTTAGTAATGGAAGATGATGATCTCATTTGTAATGAATCAGATGAGTCAAGATTTTATTCAGAAGTTACTACGGGTGACCGTGTTACTGCATATAGCAATGGTACTACCACATATACCACAGGAACTATTGCTCAATCGGGGACTACAGTTACAGGAGTAGGTACTATATTTCCAAATGATTTTGTTCGTGGAACTATTACCTATTCAGGGGATGATGATACAACTTCAATAATTACAGGATATACTAATGCTACATCATTCACAGTTGAAGATTCTAAGACAGTATCAGCGGGTAACACATATTCAATTACTTATAATCCTGTTAGAACGTGGGGAATAAATCGTGAAATTACACTAGCAGCTGGTGGTACAGGAAATAGAACGGTTACTGTAACAGAAGAAGCACACTATTTGAGGTCAGGTGATAAGGTTAAGATTACTGGATCTGGAACTGAGATTTTTAATGGTATATATCCAATTACTGTTGCGAACAATACTACTTACACTTATACTTTACCAGAAGATACGGGAGTAACTTCACCTTCAGGTGAAATTAGATCGAGGCCGGTTTCATCAGTATGGCTCTCCACATCTAATGCAGTTTCAATGGATACCTCACCAAAAGGTAATAATGCTATAATTGAAGTTTCAGCTATTGCGATTGGTGCAATTCAATCCGCAGAAGTTTATGATTTTGGTGCAGGATATTCTTCTGTTCCAGCACTTTCAACTACTTCTGGTGATCAGAATGCCGAACTTACCGCAGGACTTGGTGCTTATGCAACATATCCTGGATATTACACCGCCACACAAGGATTGCTTAGTGGTGTACCGAAGCTTCAGGATAATAAGTATTATCAAAATTTCTCTTATGTTCTAAAAACCGATTTTGATGTAAACGATTTTCGTAATTCAGTAAAAAGATTGATCCACCCATCCGGCCTAATAATGTTTGGTGAATTGGCCATACGTACTAAGGTTTCAGCACAAATGTTTGATGCTGCTACTAATAATGTTGATGATATAGGAACTATTGTACAAGAAGGGCTGGATAATTATGGAAAAAAATATCATACTATTGTTCTAACTCAAAATGCAGCAACCGCAAATGCTCAATATCGGTCTACGAATACTCAACCTGAATTTGAAATTTATACTGCGAGACATCCGTGGCAAGCAATGGATGCCAGACTTGAGACAGCCGATGAACAAAATCTACAGTTAGAAGACTTTAGAGATATCACATCTATAGTACGAAGCAATTCCACAATGTATGTGGTTACAGAATATTTACATGGATTAGAAGCCGGTGATACGATTAAAATTTCTGGAGATGAATCCGGTCAACAATTCAACAACAAATATACTGTTACAACATCGCCTACTACAAACACATATACTGTTACTCCATCACCGGATCATGGTGGCGATGTTGATCAAAACATGTATGATGGATATCTTTATGTTCAATTAGAAGATTTTGATACCGGTAATAATGTTCTTATGGAAGATGGTAATGAGTTGTTGATGGAACCTTCAGCTTATTTGAAATCTGAAATAACAGCATTTGCAGATGTTTTCCGTGCAGACGCAACAAATTGGGATTCACCCTTTGCCGGTAATCTTCAAAATGAAGATGATACTGAGATTTTACTTGAACGTGGAGGATCTTATCTCTATCCATCAATTCAATTTCCTGAAGCAGAGTCAGGAGTTATATCCATTGATGTGAGTTTCAATAGTGATGTTCTCCTTGAAGATGATAATGGAACTTATGGATGGGGATACCTCTTAGATGAAAATTCCGGAGCATTAGGTACAGGGCCACAAAGATTTATTTCTCTTGAAGAAGATACACAAGGACCGGATCATCAATATGAAAGTATTCCGATTGTAGATACCCATGTAATGGAGACTTGGTTTAATTCTGCAAGAGATCATTTAATTTCTGAAAACGGCATAGATCGTTTCATGCATGAAGATGAAGGATTATTGACATTAGATACTATACCAATTACTTATGATGCTTCCTTTACCAAACATATTAGAAACTTTGCACACTATAATTGTATTGTAGCAGAGGATGGTTCACCATTAATCAATGAAGAAAGTATCGGGCCAATTGGAAGTAATACCTATTTTACAGTAGAAGATGAATATGGCCTACGACAAAATAAACGTACAGATTTAGAATTTGATCTTGTTGAGTCACTTAATTGGCATCTCTTAATGGAAGATGAAAATCATTTTGCTCAAGAAGTAGATGAAACACGATTCCTTACAGAAGAAAGCATTGTAAAAGTTTCTACACGCGAAATAAAGCCTCACCTTTATGATACAATGGGATATCATGTAAGGATGGAAAATGAGGATTATCTTGAACATGAAGATGGAACGCTGGCGATTATAGAAGCTAATCAAGTAGGGGTAGACTACCAAAGAATAGAATATAATCTTTATGAAACAATCTACTGGCACATAATGCAAGAAGATGGTGTAACACACACCAGTCTTGAAGATGGTACACGTTTAACTACAGAAGATTTTAATTTAAAAGCAACTTCTTTATTACAACCACCAGTAAAAAACATATATGGTGTGGACACTATGGGGTGGCATATAGAATTGGAAGATGCATCACTCCTTGCGACCCTTTCTAGAGTTGATATTACAGTAACCGCAGGTGGCTCCGGCCCCGCTTTTATATTTGATGGTACAGAGGCCGCTGTTCTTACACTTACAGGGCAAAGAACATATCGTTTTATTATGGAACATTCTTCATTGCGTCCCTCAGAGACAGAGGCAGATTGGCATCCCTTAAGATTTTCCAAAACACAAGATGGTGAATGGGGTCCGTCAGGAGACATGTCAGACGGTGGTGAAGATTATACAGAGGGAGTTACAGTAAATGGTGAGCCAGGAGTATCAGGATCTTATGTTGAATTTACACCAACCAATCTAACTCAACTAGTTTATTATTTTTGTGATAGCCATAGTGGCATGGGAGCAGAATTACATATTGTCGCTCAAGATGTTAGCACACAATATCTTGCAATGGAAGACTTTCATAAAGATTTGGGTCAAGTCAATCTTTCAAGAATTCTTCAAGACATTCCTGAAAATAAAGCTCCTGATATTACCAAACGTTATGTTACAGAAGAAGCACCAAGTGATATGCAAAGGTGGACACCAGCAAACCATGAATTAGATTATATTGAAACTTGGCAAGATACAGTTGTTACAAGAACTTTTGGTATGCAACCCTTTAGACCACATTATGTTTCAAACTGGGCTGACGCGGAATTATCTTTTGTTGATGAGAAATTTACACAAGAGGATGATTCAGGAGTAATACTATTAGAACATCCTGTAACAAATCAAAATTACTTGCTTGCGGAAGATTTTCCTGAATTGAATCAAGATGTACTAAACCTTCAAAGAGAACTTTTGGATGGAATATTATTAGAAGATTCTTTACAGACTTTAGGTACTATTGATGGTAGACAATATGATTATATTCAACTTGAAGAAATGGTAGAACATCAAGTAATAAGCCTTGAAGATATTGTTCCAGCTTTTGGAAATAACCCTGGCGATCTATATTCACTTAATGGAATTCGTCAAGCGCCGATTACTATGGAACGTTTTCAAATTACTAGATTTGATATGAGTCATTCTACAGTTATAGAACATCCAATAGCACTTTCAACTACAGAAGATGGTACTCATGGCGGTGGTGTGGAATTTACATCCGGAATGACTGCTGATCGAGTGACATACAACGTAAAAAGTCTTGAAGATATTGTTCCACCTTTTGGAAATAACCCTGGCGATTTATTTGATGTTGATGGAGTCCAGAAACCAGAGATTAATTTTTCGAATCGAAACCAAGCTCTTAGAATTGAAGTAAGTGATGCAACAATGTCGGAACATCCAGTAGCACTTTCAACAACAAGTGATGGTACTCATAATAGTGGTGTAGCATATACGGCCGGACAGGTTTCAGCTAATAGTACGTTTATAGTAGAAAGTCTTGAAGATATAACTGATCCTTTTGGAAACAATCCTGGGGACCTGTATGCAGTTGGACTACAAGGATCAGCTCTAACTCAGCAACCAACATTGATTTTTCCTAATCGACTAGGAGTAATAAGATTTGATACAAGCGATTCCACATTGAGTGAACATCCATTTAGACTTTCAACAACAAGTGATGGTACTCATAATGGTGGTGTGGAATACACAACCGGAAAAACTATTGTTGGTACGCCAGGACAGAATGGATCTTATACCGATTATGTATTGAGTAGAACTACACCAAATACATTATATTATTATTGTCATACTCATGAAGGAATGGGAAATTCAATTACAGTTGCACAAACATCGTATTATGAATGGAAATTTGATATTAATACACCGAATACATTATATTATTATTGTACCTCTCATGAAGGAATGGGAAATCAAATTAATATTGCAGAAGAATTGTATGCAGAATACTATCTTGGAGGAGACGCGCCAGATCTATTATATTATTATTGCGAAATGCATGAAGGAATGGGGAATAAAATTAATGTTGTTGATAGGTCAGGAAATAAGAGAGCATTACTAGAAACAGCCAAACCAGTTGCAGAAGGTTATGGTGTAGAATATACTCCAACTCAAGCTTGGTCTGTTCTTCCTGCATATCGATATAGTAGAATATTAACGAGAATGAAGGGCACAATTTCTTTCTCACACATGGGAACTACTGGAACTGGATCTGGAAGTGAATTTACTGAACAACTTAGGGTTGGAGAAGAATTTCAAACATTAGATGAAAATATTATAGATGAAGATTCTGGTGGAGGTATATTATTAGAAACTGATGAAAGAATAGAAGCCGAAGAAATTCGAATTATTCATGTACAAAATGAAGACCTTGCTCAAGATTTATTGGGATGTCAAATTAGAAATTTTCGATGGTTAATAACCACAGAAGATACAACAGTTGCCGCGCATGGTACTCATGCCGGGGTCACCGGAGAGTATTCAGCATTCGATACTTCTGCGGAAAGTTTTTGGATTACTACTGATGCAACTAACCAAGCTCTTATAGTTGGTTTAAATCATGAAGTTGGGGTCCTTGAACAAGAAACTCCCGATTGGGAAAATATTAATATGCTTTGGGAAGACGGGTCAAAAATGACAGTTATAGATGCACAAGCCTTTATTGTGAAGACTATTACTAATGATCTTGAACTTGAAGTAACTAGAAAACATATTGGTGGTACTGATAACGTAACCTACCAATTGTAAATTAAAAAAAGATATAAATATAACAATGAGGAATCATTGATTTTTTAACTAATCTATACAATTTTATGGAGGATAAACAAAATGCCTGCTATAGTAACCAATAAATTCAGAATCCACAACGCCAAACAGTTTGTAGAGGCTTTTGATGAAGTATCTACAACCTCTGGCGCTGCAATAACTGATGCAAGTGGGTTACTTAATACTAATATGTACTTATTTATTGGTAAAGTAACCAGCTGGGCGGATGATACAGCACCGCCTACTCCTACTGATTCCGTTTCCAATACAGTCTACAATCACTGGAGAGACATGATTGCAGCTAAGAAAATTGGATCTACGGATGTCAGTCATGTCGCACCACGTTATAATTGGACAACGGGTTCTAATTACTTTGCATATACTCATGCAAACAACGCTCTGTTCGATCAACAATTTTACGTGATGACAGATGACTATAACGTATACAAGTGTCTCGCCAACAATAACGCTGGTGGAACATCTACTACAAAACCTACTGGAACAGGAACAACCATTATTTCAACTGCTGACAGTTATAAATGGAAGTTCATGTATCAGATCTCAGCCGCAAGAGCTCTTAAATTTGTAACACCAAGTTACATACCCACTCAAAGAGTACGGAAAGCAAACAATGCAATTGCAAATACTACTGACTCATCTTTTCAGTATGATGTTGAAATTGCAGCAAATACATCAGGTAATGGTGCAATTGAAGTGGCTCACGTAACTGCTGGTGGAAGTGCTTACACATTTGAAGTTGGGACAGTTCAATCAGGACATACAGAAACCACAACTACTTGTAAAATTACAGGTAGTGGTTTAGCAACTGATGCAATTGTCAATAACGACATTTACTTTACTTCAGATGCCGGTAGTGGTGTTACGGGTAAAGGTGGAACAATTACCGATTTCCAATCGGGCACTAAAGTAGTAACTTTCGCACCTGCATTAGCAAGTGCAAACGTTCCAGCTGATGGTGACGGATATTCTATCGGTCCTAAAATCTCAATTACTGGTGATGGACATGGAGCAAATGTTCGTGCAACCAATACTGCATCTGGTGTTATTGGTGATATTGTGGTTGTTGCCGGTGGTAACAATTATGGTAACGCTGTAGCAACAGTTACTACAAATGCTGGTTCTTCCGGTTCTATTTCTCCAATTATCGGCCCACGTGGCGGACATGGAGATGATTCAATTGAAGAACTCGGTGGATTTTTTGTCATGGTTAACAGTAGATTGGAATATGGAGAATCTGGAAACTTTACTACAAACAACGATTTCCGTAAAATTGGATTGTTAGCACAACCATTGTATGCCAATGGTGATGTTGCAACAGCTACAACTGCTGATCAATGTGTAACTGTTACTGTTCAATCTTGGAATAGTACAGCATTTGCAGAAGATGAAGTTGTAACAGGATCAGCTTCAGCTGCTACTGGTAAAGTTGTTGACTTCAAAAATAACACAACTCTAAGATTGGTTGATGTTACTATGGGAGGAAACACTACTGTTGGATATGACGCTATTGCCGGAGCATTTCAAGCAAATGAAACTATTACGGCACCAAGTGGAGCATCAGCAAATACAAATGGTGTAGTTGGTGGTGATTTCGAGAAATTTTCTGGAGATGTTCTTTACATTGAGAACCGTTCACCCGTAACAAGAGCAGATGACCAAATAGAAGATGTTAAATTAATTATTGAATTCTAATCATAATTTTTATACTAGAGGATAGATTGAATGCCACTTTCTACAAATTTCAATGTTACGCCGTATTATGATGATTATGACGAGTCAAAGAATTATTATCGTATTCTTTTTAGACCTGGCTATGCAGTTCAGGCAAGGGAAGTAACACAGCTACAGACCATACTTCAAAAACAAATTGAAAGATATGGTCAGCACATGTTCAAGGACGGTAGTAAAGTTCTTGGTGGTGAAGTAACATTAGATACAGATGTTAAATCTCTTAAATTAGAAACTCAGGAATCTGCGGTTAATATTAACGCAGCTTCTTTTGTTGGGACAACTATTGTTGGTGCAACTTCTAATGCACGAGCACGTGTCGTGGCTTCGCAGGCAGCCACTTCAAGTACTCAACCTACGTTAATGTTTCATTATTTGTCAGGTGATACTTTCGATGATGGAGAAACAGTCGCAGCCGGTACAGTACAAGCAACAGTTGTTAGTGCGGCCGGAGCATCAGGTATTGAGGGTGCAACTGGTAATGGTTCGGTTGTTAGTGTCGATACAGGCGTATTTTATGTTGGTGGATTCTTTCTCTTCACTCCCGCAAATACTATAGTTATGGATGCCTATTCCGAAACTCCTTCTGGACGTGTCGGACTAGAAATTACAGAATCAACAGAAACAAGCGATGATGATAATACTTTACTTGATCCCGCTTCAGGGACTTATAACTTTGCCGCACCTGGTGCAGCAAGATATAAAATTGCATTAGCATTAAAGAGTAAAGCACTTACCTCAACAGATCCAGTTTTACAACTTGCCGATGAAAATTTTATCCAGCTATTAAAAGTTATTAGTGGTGTTAAGAATGAAGAAGTTAAATATCCCATGTATGGGGAACTTGAAAAAACTTTGGCAAGGAGAACATACGATGAATCTGGTGATTATACAATCACTCCATTTAATTTAGACTTAAAAGTTCATAGAGGAATTTCTGGTTTAACTTCATCTTCAGGTATTAATGGTACTACAGTACACGGAAATAATACTCTTTTCCTAACTGAACTAGATGTTGGAGATAAAATTTATCTTGGAGCCAATACCACAACCTCAACTATTACTGCAATTGCTAATAATACAAGATTAACAGTACAAACAACTCTTCCCACGAATTTAGGCAATGCGATAATTTACAACGAGTCTGAAATCTCTGCTGGTATGGACGCAGGTAAAGCTTATGTAAAGGGGTTTGAATATGAGAGTATTGATACACAGTATATTGATGTAGATAAAGGTAGAGACACCGAAACTACTACTGATTATAGTATGACTTCAGAGATAGGAAATTATCTTGTAGTTGATACTACTAGTAGTTTATTTGATATTGGTGCATCTGAAGTGTGTCAAATGCACTCAGTTCCTTTTGCTTCAATTAACTTGACTAATAATACCACGTATCAAGCAACACAAGTAGGAACTGCAAGAGTTCGCAGTATGGATTGGGATGCAACCTCTGGAAATATAGCATTCGCAGACACAAACCATTCTAATTACAGACTATATCTTTGGGATGTTAATACTTCAAACAATATTACAGGTACCGTTGGTAGCCAAGAATTGGCGAATACAAGAATAGTTCAATTGGATGCTGATTCTACTTCTTATGTAAATGATGCATATACTGGTGCAAGTATTACAGTTGATACAACAAGTGGAATTGATGTTAGTAATGATGTTAGAATTATAGATGATTATTATTCTGTTGTCAATTTTATTTTGAATGAAGATAGTAGTGGTGATATAATTCTTTTGGAAGATGATGAAAAAGTATTATTGATGGATTCAGGAAATTTTGTCGTAGCCAATTCTGTATTGTCTCAAGCAACCCAAGCTAATACTACTTACGAAATAGATTTCAAAATTAAAGATGTAGAAACTATAACCACCGCAACATTAGGTAATCCCCCTTCAATTAATACACACGCCGATATTGCTGATACTGGAAAATATAATAGTAGTAGTTCAGGTAATACAATCTTATCTAATACAGATAAGAATACTCTTGTCTTTCCGTTACCTCAAAGTCCAATTAAAGAAACCGCAGGAGGAGGTAATACAGTTAGCTATATGTTCAAGAAAGTTGAGAAGGCACTATCATCAACTTCTACAGGAAAACTAACTATTACATTATCCAATCCTAACTATCGGTTTATGCCGAGTGGTGGAACTTTATCTACAACAAACGCAAGAGAAAATTTTATTGTAATTGTCAAGACCGATAACTCCGCTCAAACTTTTGTTAATGCTGTTTCTTCTGTCGCGACAATTCCAAGCGCGGCAAATACAGAGGCAAGAGCCGTATCAATAGGAGATTATCTTGACTTAGGAGCAGTCAATGATGTAGGCTCAACGATTAGGCCAGTTGAAGTTAATGGTAGTAGACAAACAGTAGACATATATTGTAACACAAATGCTACTTTTGTGGCAGATGTTATTTATACTGTAGAAAGTTCTTCTATAAAGAAAGAGCCCGGACCAAGAACGAAAACATTGGTTTCAGGAAATGGATCAGCTATTGTTGCAACTACTGGATCTCCCGCAGTACCTATAACTTCTGTAGCGGGCGGCCAGTTTTATTTTGAAACACCAAATCAAGAAGCTACGGGGACAGATTCTATTCCTGTTTCGGATTCATTTAATTTGGTAAAAGTTGTCGATTCAGGACAACCATTTATTCATGTTACTGCAGCAATGATGGCAGCAACTGCTAATAACATTACTGATAGATACACATTTGAATCAGGACAAAAAGATAACTTTTATGATCACGCCTCTATTAAATTAAAGGCCGGACAGCCCGGCCCCGCCGGAAAAATTATGGTTGTCGTTGATTACTTTGATTGGGATGGTGGAGAAGGTTATCACTCTGTCGATTCTTATCCAACATCTGGAGCTTATAATCAAGTAGACGCCGGAAGCACTCTAACGTTTAATTATGGTGCAATTCCAGATTTCACTAGCCCAACTACAGGGGATTCAGTTGCCCTGAGAGATTGTGTCGATTTGCGCCCAAGAAGGGAAAACGCAACAAATGATATGAACGATACATTGGCAATCGAAGGAATTCCAACTCCTGACCCAGATGGGACAATTACTTCATCTTTCAGTTATTATTTGTCAAGAGTAGATAAAATAGCACTTACCAAAGATAGAAAATTCAAAGTACTCAGAGGAGAATCGGGACTCG